AAGAAGATATTATTCAACTTGATACCGAAGATGGTAGTTTTGATATCCATATTGGTAGAGAGAGAACAGACAAACTTCAAGCATCTCTTGATTTGATGATTGGTTATGAACCAGAAGACGACGAGAAAGATGACTATAAAGACCTTGAAGGATTTAAAGGTTTAAAAGAAGCATATATCGCTTTTACAGGTGACACAGAAGTAACTGGGCAATATGCTAAATCAAGATTAAGAGAAGCAACAAGCGGTACTTTCAACTATGCATTAGGTTATACCATCAACAGAAAAATGTTGAAAGAGTATAAAGCAATGCCTGAAGCTTGGAAGCAGATTGCTAGTACAGTACCAGTAAAAGATTTTAAGATGCAAGAGTTAATTCGTTGGGGTGGATTCGGCGTGTTACCTGAAGTAATCGCTGCAAGAACAACTCAAGGAACATCAACTGATACTGCAACACCGACTTATCCTGAACTTGGCTTCCCAGTTGATACCGAGCAGATTTATGGTATCGGAACCAAGGGTGGTATGGTCACAATAACTCGTAGAGCTATCATCAATGATGATTTAAGAATACTTCAAAAAATCCCTACGAAGTTAGCCCGTGCAGCAAGTAATACGTTGAATCAATTTGTATTTGACATACTGATGAACTGGACAGCTACCGGTATCAACACAGGAACAAAGTGGCCGACTAATGCTGGAGTTGCTAACTCTATTGCATTGTATGTCGCTGCTCATAACAACTATTCAACAACTGCGTTCGGCTTCGATGCCTTGAACACGTTGCTGACTAAAATGTTTAACCAAGGCGCACAAGGTTATATGACTGCTATTACTGATAGTCCATTAACAGATAGTGCAACTACAGTTAATGTAACTGGTGGTACAGGTCAATACATTAAAGCTGGTGACATCGTAGAAGCATACGGTGAATACATGGCTGTAGATTCTGTTGCAACAGATGCATTGACAGTAAGACGTGGTATTTTAGGCACAACTGCAATTCAACATGCAGCAACAACTAAACTCTATAAGATTACTGATAGACTTGGTTTGCAAGATATAACCCTATTTGTACCGCGTGCATTGAAAGGTGTTGCTGATTCAATTAATCAATCACTGCTTCATCCTGAAAATGCAGAAAACGGTATCAACACCTTAAAAGGTTTTGGTAAAGTAGTTGCATCACAATATCTTCAGGGCGACGTCAACAACTGGTATCTCAGTGCCGGTAAAGGAGAAATTGACCTCATTGAAGTTGGTTTCTTAAACGGTAAAGAAACACCAGAGGTACTCGTACAAGACCAGCCGACTGTTGGTAATGTGTTTACAGCTGATACAATTAGATATAAGGTACGCCACGAATATGGTGGTGCATTACCTGACTATAGAGCTTTTGCCGCTGGAATTGTGGCTTAAAACAATTAACAGCGTTCTTTATCCCCTAAGGCGTTAAACCCTTAGGGGAGGGAACGGTAAAAGGAGGTTTCAATGGCACGTTCAAGACTCCCACACGGGATTCAAGCTAAAAAAATAGAATTAACTAAATCAGACAGTTATACAATCACAGCAGCTGATTGTAGAAAGTATGGTTTAATAACCCAAACCGGCTCAACGAAAATATTCACACTTCCTGTAGTAGCAAGTTCAATTATAGGAGTTGATTTATTATTAGTTGATAAAGGTGGCAGCGCGCTTAAAGTGTTTGTCACCGATGGCTTTGCAGGTCAAGGTGTAAATTACGATACTGTTGATGTACCAACAAATGGTTCGGTATATTGTTATTGTGATGGCACTTACTGGTATGTTGTGGGTGCTACACCGGCAGCTACATAAACAAGGAGATAAAAAATGAGTAGATCAAGATACAAACATGGGATACAAGCTAAGAAAGTCGCTTTGACTTCAGCTGTAGACTACTCAATCTCTGCTGCTGAACTTAGAAAATATGGTTTATTTACACAAACAGGTGGTTCAAAAACTTTGACTTTAATCCCCGCTGCATCTGCGTTAGCAGGAATAGATTTAGTTTGTGCTGATGTAGGTGGTGGAACATTTAAAGTATATGTTCTTGCAGGGTTTGCTGGCGAAGGTGGTAATTACGACACTGTTGACGTTCCGACAAATGGTGCTGTATTGGTATATTGTGACGGATCTTACTGGTATGTGATGGGAGCATCACCAACTAATGCATAATTTTGATAAGGAGATAACTTATGGCTACTGAAATCCTTAGACCAAATGGTGCAGGTAACGAAACCAGTATTGCTTCGCAATATCCGGACTCTACGTACCATTGGGATAAAGTTGATGAGGTATCGCCGGATGAAGATACTACATATGTATACACTTCTAATAATGGATATCAACAAGATTTATATGCATTAGACAATCCTTCGTCTTATGACCCAGGCGATACAATAACAAATGTAAGAGTTACTGCTCGATGTAAAGAAATAACATCAGGTGGTAAAATAAAATTAAGTATAAGAACAAACAGTACTGATTATCTTGGTTCAGAGCAAGTAATCACTGATGCTTATGTGGACTATACAGAAGATTGGTCATTAAACCCTAACACAGGTTTAACATGGACAAATTTAGAAATTGAAACATTAGAAGCAGGTGTTTCAGTAACAAATGATGATGGAAATGCTTCACATAGTACTCAAGTATTTGTTACATTGACTTACACCGAAGGTACTACTACTTCTACTTCAACGACAAGTACTTCAACTACATCGACATCTACATCAACTACATCGACATCTACGACGAGTACTTCAACTACAAGTACAACAACTTCAACGACAAGTACTTCAACTACGAGTACTTCAACTACTTCTACGTCTACTACAAGTACTTCAACTTCAACGAGTACAACATCAACGACTACATCGACATCTACGACAAGTACGTCTACAACAAGTACAACTACAAGTACTTCAACTACAAGTACTTCAACAACAAGTACGTCTACAACAAGTACTACTACAAGTACTTCAACAACGTCGACTACGACATCTACTACATCTACGTCTACTACCTCTACGTCTACATCTACGACAAGTACAACAAGTACTTCAACTACGACTACGACATTAGATATTAATGTTGATGGTCAACCGATTATATGTACTACAGTTGGATTAGTGCCTGGACAACCTATCAACGTAAAGGCGTTCTTCTTCTTTGCTGATAGTGACGGTGATGAAGTGAGAGTTGTTGATGGTTTGAATAAAAGACAAGTATGGAAAACAAAGATAGATGATGTGTCTGTAACTGGACACACAGATAGTTTAACTTTTGGCGGTAATATTGGATGTACATTTGCTAATGGTCTTTACATTAGAAGTATATCTTCTGGTGCTGCATTATACATTTACACAGCATAAGGAATTGAGATGGCTATAACGAGAGAAAATTTTAGATCATTATTAAACACGTTTCTAAAAGACGATGCTCAGTATATTAAAGCTGAAGAAAGAGAACGTATGATTACTTCAGCTAAGAAGATATACGACGGGGATCAGTCAAGAGAAATAGTTGTGGATAATACGTCTGCTGATAGCGAAGCATATGATTTTGCATTACCCGATGATTGGGTGGATGGATTCTCTGTGATTTTAGGTCGAATAGAATATCCTATTAAATCGTCTGATACATGGCAACAGCCACAGTACGTAGACGATAACGATTGGATTATTTATAAGACTGCGTCAACGACGAAACTGCGTTTTCTCACGTTCATACCTGCAAGTGATTACACTTTTAGGTATACCTATACAGTTCCTCACACAATTAGTGAAGCAAGTTGCACAATAAACACATTTGATTGGGAAGCAGTTTGTCATTTAGCTGCTTCCTTTTGTTTTATTTCTTTAGCAGCGAAATATTCGCAAATAGAAGAACCGACAATAGAAGCTGATGTTATCGATTATCAGAGAAGAAATGATGAATGTACAGCATTAGCAAAGATACATGAAGATTTTTATAAAGGGCATATGGGTATAGGTATTGAAAAAGTGCTTACTACAACAGGTGCTCAATCAACAAAAGATTTCGATATGGATTATCTTTTTGGAAGCAACTATCTTACACATCCGAGATGGTGGAGATAACAAAACGTCAGGCGTCGCATCAACACATCCCTGACGACTAAATAAAAGGCGGCGACTAAAGGAGTTAGAATGAGTTTAGCTACTGTAAGAACAGAAGTAAAAACCTTAATGGCAGCTACATCTGGTATTGAAAACGTCTACGATTATCGTCGTTATACCCGCGATTACGCTACATACAAGGACTTATTTAAAGAAGGCGCACATATAAACACTTGGGAAATAACAAGGCCTACATTTACAAGGCTTGTTCATGGTTCTGATGCTACGGAAAGAGTTGTTCACAACTTCTTAATTCGTGGCTTTTATTCATTAGATGATAAAGCAGGTAGTGAAAAAGTATTTCAAAATTTAGTTGAGACAGTATGCCAAATATTTAGAGATAAACCTACATTAGAGGGCTATGCTGAAGTTGTTAAGTACCCTATAGTTGGGAGGACTTATGAAGAAATGTTTGGAAGCGTTCTTTGTCATATTGGAGAAATTGACGTATCTATTCAGGAACGCATTGTATTCGGATAATTTTGCGGATATTATGTATTTCTGCACAGTCGTAGTACTTGGATTGTACTTATGGCTTATTAGAAATAAAAAACTGTAAAACGGAGGTGTAACATGGGTGGATTGATTAAAAGAAGAGCACAATTAGCAGGCGAAGTAGAATCAATTAAAGGAACAGCTGAAACCTTAACATCAGCACATGCAAAGATTTTAGCATATGAGCCAACTTTAAACTTCAACACAACGCAGTTTAAAAGAGACCCTTACAGAAAAACTATGTCAAGAATGTATTCAGAGCCAGGTCAAAAGCCAGGTGAGATGACATTCAGATGTGAGCTTATGGGGCCTCCTTTTGCTAATATAGGCACATCGCCTACTTGTGGAAATTATCTGCGTGCTTGCGGCTTTGCTGAAAATGCTACAGGTGGCACAAGCACTGTATACACACCTGTGTCAACTGATTGGGAAACTATAACAGTACAAAAGATGGACGATGGGCTGTTAAAGAAACTATGTGGTTGTATGGGGAATGTAAGATTTATATTCACAGTCGGCGAGCCTATTATGTGCGAGTTTACTTTTTATGGCAAACAAT